GGCAGTTCTGGTGTTGTGCATCCGATTTTGGCAGAAGCGGTTACTCAGTTTCAAGCACAAGCTTATAAAGAACTTTTACCTGCGGGTGGTCCAGTACAAGTTCAAGTTTTAGGTCTACAAGATGTGGCAAGAGAAGATCAAGCAGCTCGTGTCAAGGATTTTATGAACTACCAAATCACAGAGGTTATGGAAGAGTTTGATCCAGACATGGATCAATTACTTTTTTATCTCCCTCTTTCTGGTTCTACGTTTAAAAAGATTTATTATGATGAAGCTAAACAAAGGGCAGTATCCAAATTTATACCTGCGCAAGATTTGGTCGTACCTTATTCTTCCTCTGATTTAAATACGGCATCCCGTGTGACACACGTTTTAAGAATGGATGCTAATGAAGTTCGTAAGATGCAAGTGGCAGGGATGTATCGTGATGTAGAGTTATCAAAAAATGAGGACACTGAAAATCACGTTAAACAAAAGATAGATGATATACAGGGTACATCCAAGACTTATACGGATGAAGTGTATACTATTTTAGAAATGCACGTTGATCTGGATCTGGAGGGCTTTGAAGATATGTCTCCTTCTGGAGAACCTACGGGGATTGCTTTACCGTATATCGTGACAATAGACGAAGGGTCTGGAGAAGTATTATCTGTTAGGCGTAATTTTGCAGAAGGTGGTGGTCTTGCTAAAAAGATGCAGTACTTTGTGCATTATCGATTTATGCCCGGTTTAGGATTTTATGGCTTTGGCTTAATTCACATGATTGGTGGTCTTGGACGAGCAGCGACTAGTATCCTGCGTCAGTTGATTGACGCAGGTACACTAGCTAACCTCCCTGCAGGATTCAAGGCCAGAGGTGTAAGGGTGCGAAATGATGATGAGCCTTTACAACCGGGTGAGTGGCGGGACATAGATGCACCGGGTGGAAACATTCGGGATTCAATTATACCTTTACCGTACAAGGAACCTTCGGGTACCCTGTCACAGCTGCTAGGTGCGCTTGTAGAGGGCGGCAGACGCTTCGTTTCTCTTGCTGACACCAATACCTCTGATATGAACTCTCAAGCCCCTGTGGGAACGACTGTGGCTCTCCTAGAGCGTGGTATGAAAGTTATGTCGGCTATTCATAAAAGATTACACTATTCTCAAAAAAGTGAGTTTAGAATTCTTGCTAGAATATTTAGTGAGAATTTACCACCTGAGTACCCATATGACGTAGCGGGGGCTTCTAGGGTTGTGAAGTCAGAAGATTTTGATGAGCGAGTAGATGTTATCCCCGTTAGTGATCCAAATATATTCTCGATGGCGCAAAGAGTTACGTTGGCTCAGACGCAGCTACAACTAGCGCAATCTAATCCTGAAGTACATAACTTGCATTCTGCGTATCGTAGAATGTATCAGGCTCTCGAGGTTCAAAATATCGATGAGATATTACCCCCACCCCCACAACCAGAACCTCTTGACCCGGCCATTGAGAATGCTAGAGCTTTGATGGGGGAAGTTCTTAATACTTTTCCAGAACAGGATCACGATGTTCATATGCGTATGCACATAATGTTTATGAAGACACCATTAGTAATGACTTCTCCACATGTCATGGGAGTGTTTTATGCTCACATTATGGAACATATCTCACAGAAAGCTAGAAAGATGGTTATGGAACAAATCCAAGGTATTCTTAATCAAGCTACTCTGGCTGCGCAAAATGGAAGTGTTGATTCTCAAGCAGTACAAGCACAGATTCAAGAGGTTCAACAGAACATGCAAGACCCAGCTCAAATTGAAAGATTGATTACGGTACAACAAGAAAAGTTATTACAAGAAGTATTACCACAATTAATGCCTCCAGGAAATGATCCTATGTCAGATCCTTTAGTCCAAATTCGTATGCGTGAGCTAGAGTTAAAGCAGCAAGATCTAGGACGTAAGACAAAAGAAGATCAGGATTATGTAAATCTGGAAAGAGCGAAGATGGAACAAAGAGCGACAACAGATGCTGCTAGAATAGAAAGTCAAGAAGAAATTGCGGATGAACGCAATGAAGTCAATCGTGAAAGAATCGATGTCCAAAGACAGGGCATGATAAGGAAAGGAACATAAAATGCTTAAAAGAAAATGGTTTGAAAAGAATTTTGGCGAAGGTACCATATTCGATTTAGATTATGGTAAGTTGGTTATTTTAGGTCTTTGTATTTATATAGCCTTTTTTAAAAGTTAAAACATGTTAGACCCAGCAAGTATTTCGGCGGCAGTTGCTTTGTCTTCTGCCGCTTTTTCCAATTTGAAGAAAGCATTTTCTGTTGGACGAGATATAGAAAGTATGGGTAATGATCTTTCTCGTTGGATGAAAGCCAGTTCTGATATAGATCAAGCCGTAAGATCAACCAAGACTCCCCCTTTTTATAAGAAGTTTTTAAGTGGAGATACCGTAGAACAGGCAGCTGTAAATTCTGTAATTGCACAAAAAAGACTTGAAGAACAACGATACGAATTACAACAATTTATAAAATTTAAATTTGGCACAAAAGCTTGGAATGATCTTTTAAAAATGGAAGCAGATATTAGAAAACAAAGAACTGAATTAATCTATAAAAGACAAGCCCTAAAGCAAAAAATAATTGAAGGGTTTTTTATACTTTTGTTATTAGTAACAGTAGTTGGATTTGTTGCGTTTGTTCTTTGGTTAAAGAAAAAACAAGATGAATGATTGGGATATAAAAGATTTAATTTTTGTTTTTATTGTTTTTGCAGCAATGTATTGGGCAACATTCTTCCCACCAAAATGGTTATTTATTAAATGATTTTAAACATTTTTCCCAAGTATCTTTTTCTATGGTTGGGGATTTGTAGTCTTTCCTTCTACGTCTTGTACTTGTTTTTAAAATAGGAAGAGAAAAGATTATTCTTTTTATATCTAAAGCGACTAAAGCTATAATATCGCAATGTTTAAAAGTAATAGGTTCTTTTTTTAACCCAAGAGCTGTAGAGAAATTATAGAAAGGAGTAGGATTTATTGCGTCTGATCTAGTATGATGGTAGCTTCCCTTAACTTGAATTCTAACAAAAGCACTGTTAACTGTAGCTAGTATATCGGTAGCACCTACATTAATTATTTTACAGTTCACACCCATTTCAAGTAAACATATAGCACATATATGTTCTCCTATATCTCCTATCTGCAATGCTTTATTCATAACATATCTCTTGTTCTAAGATAGATTTGAATATAAGATATCAGTTTATAGTTTTACTCAAGAGTTTATTTTTGGTAATATGGGTGTTATGCCAGCAACAGTTATTGATAACTATAAGATTTTTCCCCGTCTAATGATGGGAGTCGTTACGGTCTTAACCTACCAAAGTGTTCACTGGTATATGACGCTTGATAATCCCACTATACAACAAAGTGGTTTAGTTTCGGTATGCGCTGGAATGTTCACTGGGTGTTTTGGGATCTGGATAAATGCCGATACTAAGCAAACTAAGACAGATTCTGGAGGAAAAGAATGAGTGTTCTAACAAGTCTTATACAACCTGTAAGTCAACTTTTAGATAAAGTAATACCGGATCAGGATTTAAAAAGGAAGTTGAGCCATGACATTGCGACTATGGCTGAAAAACAGGCGCATGAACAAGTATTGGCTCAACTAGCTATTAACAAAGAAGAAGCCAAAGGAAATTGGTTTCAAAGTTCTTGGAGACCAGCAACCGCTTGGGTTTGTGTACTTGGGTTTTCCATTAACTTTTTAATTAGTCCTTTGTGTGCGCCTTTTGGTATTGTTATTCCTCAAGCCGATGTTTCTATGATGCTTCCAATTTTGACCGGGATGTTGGGATTAGCCGGATTAAGAAGTTATGAACGTGTTAAAAAAGTGGGAAAAGACTAAGAAAAAAATTTTTAGATATCAAAACTTGTGGGTAGGAGAAAGGCGTATGCCAATTGAAAAAATCACAAGAACTTATAACTGGAGAAAAAGAAGAAAATGCAAAACTTAAAACACATAACAGTATTAGTGTTAGCCCTTGGGTTGATGGGATTACTGGGATTAATAGTATTTGATGAGTTTAGGATAGCATCAGAACACGATGGAAAGTTTGACGAAGGGATACTTTCTCTGTTAAATAATGCATTAGTTGGTGTTGTTGGAATTGTAGCAGGTTATGTTACTAGTCGAGACAGTAAAAGTTGTTCTTGCAACAAAACTAAATAATAGGAGATTAATATGTTTCAACTATCTCAAAGAAGTTTAGGAAAAATGAATGGCATTAAGAATGAATTACATTCTGTCGTTTGCACAGCCATTAAGGTGAGCAAAATCGATTTTGGCGTGATTTGTGGCCTCCGTTCGCTCTCCGAGCAAAAATCCCTTTTAGAGAAGGGCGCAACGCAGACCATGAAATCGAAACATTTGGATGGTGCTGCCGTCGACCTTATGGCCTATATTGGTTCGAGGGGATCGTGGGAGTTGAATCTTTATGATGACATTGCGGATGCCATGAAGGAATCAGCTATTCAGAATGGAGTTGGGATTCGTTGGGGCGCGGCATGGAACATCCCAGATATTAGAGAGTGGGAAGGAACAATGGAACAAGCCATGAACCATTATATTGATGAACGGCGTTCTCAAAAACGCCGCCCCTTCATTGATGGACCTCATTTTGAATTGTCTGTATATTAATCTGGAGTGAACTATGAGTTATGTACTTGGTCAAATTGTAAATAATCAAATTTTAGAGCTAGGCGGATTTTACGGATTTGATTCATTTCCGAATGTTACATACAAATTTAAAAATACTGATTACAGACCTAGTACATTAGACTCACCGCCTGAACTAAGCTCACCAATTATACCTGGCGAAGCCCCGCCCGAAGCAATAATTTCTGGTTCTGGCTTGCCACTACCGTTTGATCACCCATATTTTAACAGTTTATTTGAAATTAAAATTGATCCAATCGATAATTTAGATGTCTTTTATATCGTAGATTTCGTAGTGGAATTTGATTATTTTCAAATAGCCTTTGAGTTTGTAGATGAAATACTTCTTGAAACAGGCGATGCAATTCTTCGAGATAGTAACAATGATTCACCAAGTGGTCGCATCGTAAGAGAAAGTTCTTTAAGAGGAACAGATGTACCAATCATTACAACTCTTGATTCTCCGCACGACCCCGACCTAGATGGAATAGTAAATTATGATTTATACGTTGAAGGTGGAAAAGCATATCGCAAGGATAGATTTACATTCAATCAAACAGTAAGAAACTGGACAGGTGAAAGAATAGGTGATTTACTTAGAACTGCTATAGAATCTAGTAAGTATAAAGAATTAAATTACGTTCAACATTATATGTACCACCCGACTACCGGCGAAGCATTTTATGCCTCTACGTATGCACAACATGTAGCATATGCAAATTTAGGATATGTACATAGTTATCCACAACAATAGACTCACCCTTATAAATAATATATAATGAGTTTGTTTCTTTTATCTGTTCTGAATTGTTTTGATTAAACCAATTATAATACTTTTTCAACTATAGTCAATCTTTAAAAATATGCCAGCTGTTACAAGAATAGGAGACGCAGATGTAAGCCATTGCTCGGGTATGACAAGAGCAGTAGGTAGTCCAAATGTATTTGCAAATAATATACCGATATCACGACAAAGTGATGTGAACACAGGACATAAAAAACCTGGAGTTCCATGTCCTAGTCATTCTGCCCCAATTGCAAAAGGTTCAGGCACAGTCTTTATCAATAGTTTGGGATGTGGTCGAGTGGGTGACGCAATATCTGGTTGTACTAGCGTTGCGGCTGGCTCACCAAACGTGTTTGCGGGTGGGTAGGTCTTTGTTTTGGATTTACCCTAT